AGATCCGCCGCAAGGTAAACGGTTAAGGTTTTGCCGACTGCCATTACATCACCGGCCATTTCCGCACAAGACGGTCGACGGCTTGACCCCACTCTTCAAGGGCTGGCTTCTGATAAGTACGGGCTTTCGCTATCCAGTTGGTCTGCTCGAACGGTGCGTATGACTGTCGAGCGTTACCGGTGTCCGTCGGGTAGCGGAGCATATTCGAGGACGCGCCACCGGAAGTAACTTTCTTTTGCTTACCTATGGAAACTTTTGGAAGCCTGTCCAGACCGGAGCGAATGTCTGCGGCTAAAAGGTCTCCCCAGTCGCCACCGACTGACCGGGCCGCGTTTTGGAACGCTGGCACCATGTGACGGTCGGCAATAACTCGGGATGACTGCCGTAGTTCCTTGGCGGCTTCCTTACCGAGTTGCCTCAAGTCACGCAATAGAGGGTTGAGGCCTTCGATGTAAGCGTCGAATTGCTTAACCTGTGCCACTTTCTAACTCCTCAATTATTGTCACGACCTCGCGGCCCGTGAGTTTCTTAACTTCGCTGAGCGTCCAACCTGTGCGTAATGCGAGCCGGACAAGTAGCCTGCCGTGGCTCCCCTCTACAAAGGGTCTGCGTCATCCTTCACGAGTTCTACTTTGACGCGGTTTTTCCGCGCCCAACTTTTAACGGTTTTTAAGTCCCCAGGCTCTTTGCCCTCGAGGTAGTAGTACGCGATGGTAAGTCGCATACCCTGCTCGCTCGCTGGCCGGTTGCCTTGCAGATCCTCGTACATCATAAAGTCGACCGGTAACGTGTCGACCTCTAATGTCTCGTGGTTGTCTGACTCGATTTTTAGTTGTGGATACATGGCGTTCCCCTTTGCTCGTTGATTATGCGAATGTGACTGTTCCGGTGAATGACGCTGACACCGTTGCGACGTTGTCCGCTGGGAAGGTCAGGTCGCACGACTCGATCGACATCGCTGCACCTGTCCACGCTCCCACGGCTGAATCCACACCAACGGCCACTGCGGTTCCGGCAGCGATTGCGGTTTGCAGTGCTGCATACATTCCAGCGTTCTCGTCGTAGAGAAACTCTAGGCTCATCGTGCTGTTGAGATCGACTTGATCAAACGCAACATCCCCCAGGGTCTTGGTGCGAATAATTGTCGGGGTCGTGTTGATTGTGCCCGAGGTTATCTGATCCTCGTACTGCGTCGCGCCGATGTCCACTGTGAACGCTGCGCCGGCTACTCCTACTGCTGCCATTTTCTTACTCCCTCATTCTAATTGATACGTTAATTTCGGTGCTCATTATTGTGCCTTGACCGCCTAGGCTTAGCAGCTGTGGCGCGTTCACTGCGTCCACCACAAACGAGCTCGGGATCTCCACTAGGAGAGTGTCGAGCGCGTCCTCGGTGGTCTTTGTGGCTGACTCGTTGTTTCGCGGATTGACGTTGACTAGGACGCGCCACCGCACTTCGTAGTTAAGTGTCGACCCGATCCGGTTCGGCCTGATCCACGGTGAGTCCGGGACGATCACTACCGACGGTGTTGCTGGTACGGCTGGGACTGTGTCGTAAATCCGGTAACCGTTCCCAGTTAGGGCCGTCACGAGTAGTTCCCGTGATTCCGTGGTGAGTGCCATTAGCCGACGACGCCTTTCATATCGAGATATGGGGCGAGCACGGCCATGACTCTGCGAGTGAGCCAAACCGACAACCGGTACGGCCCGGGCGTGAAGTCGACTGAGACGGCTTCCCCGCCCGCGCTTGTGCGGGCTTGGAACATCTCCACGGCCACCGACATAGCGGCCTCTTTCACCGGTGCCGGTTCCGCCGCGAACGCTGCGGCTGTGATCAGGTAGCCGATTAGAATGCAAGCGGCATCCGCAACTTGATCGAGCACGTCATCGAAAGGATCGACGTATTCGATATCTAAGTTATCGGCGAGTTGTTCGCCGGTTACGAGTGCCATTCTATTCGGCTACCTTTTCTCACTATGCCTGGTCGTAGATTCCGACGATTCCAGCGGACACGAACGGCAGTGCCGCCGCGTATCCGTAGATGGAATAATCGCGGCCTAGGTTCGCTGCCACGTCGTTCGTCATCAGGCGAGGGCCGTCTTCTGCCCATGTGATAGCGGAACGGTTCGTGACAATGGCTGATTCGGTGTCGTCGGTTGCGAACTCGCGAGCCAACACGATTGGCAGACCGGCGACGGTTAGGCTGAGTGTGCGAGCGTTGAACGTACCCGACACGTTATTAGGGCTGTAGGAGTCTGGCATGAATGATGTCCAGCCACCAATTTTCTTGAACACTGCCGAGCTCACGTACACAACTTCGGCTGGCTGGCCGGTTGCGGTTTCCACGTCGACGGCTGCGGCGAACACGGCTTCACGGAATGCGAGGCCTGTCGTGTCTGCACTGAAGTCGTAGTCCACTCCGGCTGTGTCGTTTGCCCATAACGCGGCTTGGAATGCGTAGTCGGTTTCGGTTCCGAATGCGCCGAGCATGATGCGTTGGTGTGCGTCGACGTATGACGGGTCGGTGCGCTCGATGACTTGCTGTGTCAAGCGTGAGCCTGCCGCGTAGGTGACTAGGTTTGCGGTGCCCTTTTTGATGTCGATGTCGACGGAGTTTACTTCGTCGTTTTCGGCGGCTTGTGCTGCCACGATTGCGGACAGGTCACCGTCGAAGTATGGCCATGCGATGCTCATGCCTGACCCGACTGCGGAAGTTGGGCCACCTAGCGCGGTGATCGTTGGACGGCCACGATCGAGGACGCCTTTAATATCGCGTAGCCAAATTGGGGGTACGAGTCCGGGTGCATCTGCGAGGCTCTGCACGTCGAGGGCACGGTTTTCGGTGTCGCCGGCGTACACGGCTTTGCAATATTCACCGAATGAACGGAACTCGCTCAGTGGGTGTTGGGCTTCGCTCACGAATGCGCGTGACTCGATGCTTTTCATTTCTTCCCGTAGCGTGGCTACGGCTTCCCGTGCTTCTTTATCGACCGAGACTGATTCGGTCGAGTCCATTGTCTCGGACATGTTTTTTGCTCCTTCTTCTTCTCGAATACTGCTCACTCCAGCGGTGGAGTAGGCAGGGTATGGGGTGAGCGATACCTCTAGGAGGTTCGCTGCTGTGTGTTGGATCGCATCCTTAGCACGATTCCAGGCGGACGTGACCGGGTTGAATCCGACCGACAAGCCTTTAATGGTGGAGGTGCGTGCGAGTACTGCCGCGTCACGTCCTAGGGCCGTGTCGACGATGTCGAAGTCAATGTAGAGACCGTCCTCGCGGTTTTCCGCGTTGGTAATAATCCCGACGGGCTCGCCGTGACGGTAGGCCAGTGGCTTTCCTATGACGTTTTCGGGGTCGAATGATCCTTCGGCGAATGACTCCCGCACACCACCTATCAGGGTTTCGGTTCCGTAGGGGACGGCCATGCCGTGACCTGTGCCCACGATGTCGCCTTGGCTGTCCTCACGCTCCTGAAAGACTACGGTGCTTTCGGTGTTGAGTTGTTTCATAGTCACTCCCTGCTCATGCTGTAGACGCCTAATGTGGGTAAATCCAAAATCATTTTTGCTTCATCCTCGCTAATAACACCGAGGGGTAATAGTTTCGTGATCAGGTCGGCGGTTTCTAGCGGGTTGGCGCGTAGGAACGATGTCGTGTCGAACTTAATCGTGTGGCCGCGAGGCGTGACGTCCGGCATGGATAACCGTTGCTCGATCAAGTGCATCACTGGCCGCAGAGCTGTGTCGAGTAGTTGCCGGTAAAGGTCAACCCTCGATGAATAGGTGAGACTTGATCCGGGGACACCGGCACCGACCCACACCGGGTCAAGGTTGCAGAGTCTCGCTATTTGTGTGGCGGCTAGGTTCTTGCCCTCCACAAGCTGCACGTCACGGGCACTAAATCCCATAACCTGAGCGTCAATAGTGTTGTTCAGGTACGCGGTTCCGCGGTTCGCTCGGGCTTCCTCCCACGCGTCGAGTAATAGATCCACCTGCGCGGCTGGAAGATCCGGCCCACTGTTTTTGAGTGCCACAGTGGGTATGGGTGTTTCGGAGTACATAAGGGTGGCGGCTTCGAGGGCTGCGGCTGTGTTGATTGCTGTCGCGCCGTTCTTGAGCCAGCCGCCTTCGCCACCGCCGTAGTATTTAATGACGTCGCTTGTGGGTACGCGTTGCCCGAGGTAGTAGAACGGATCGGCGGGTGGTTGCGCCGTGTCCTCGATGCCTGCGTAGTAGGCCGGCGTGTCGGTTGTGTCCTCAACGCGCATCACCTTTATTTGTGACGGAAACCCGTCCCACGTCCGTTCTGTAACTAGCCAGTAGGCACGGTCATACATGAGCAGGTCGGTGAGGGTGCGTTGCATGACGGCCGAGTACGGCAGTGTCCGTGATGGTTGGGCGAGGAACGATCGGGCCGCCACGGGTGAGTCGTAAACGTACTCTCGGAGGGCGAACGCGCTGATGGTGTGCGTGTAGGTTTTCAGTGCGTTGACGAATGCCGGTACTTGCATCGCGTTGAGGCGTGTCGAATTGCCTTGAAGCTGATTCGCAAGTAACGCGACTAGGCCGCTCGATTCACGAACGTGAGAGGCAGGCGGAGTTACCTCCATAGCCTGGGAAGATATAGACTCCTGCGCTCTCACGACGCGAAGGGCTCGGGGGAACGCCATGGCACAACTTTAACCCATTACCA